TTTCAGAGGGTAGTGTAAGAGATAATACATATAGTCCTTAAATTTTTCAAACATCTCTCTACACCCTTTCTACTTGCACATTAACATCTCCAAGTATAATAACTTTATTTTTTTCAAGTACCATATCATCTTCAGGTGCTTCAACCTTAATTCCTTTTAGAATGTCTATGTTTTTTCTCACATGGAATATAAGCTCTGATGTATACAAAGTATTAAGTTCTCTTGCCTTGCTTACTTTAAAGTAATCCTTTGTATACTCTATTGCACTTTCTATGAGACCTGCATCACTTACGCTGTATGAAATATACAAAGTCAAGCTAACATCAACACTAACTGTTTCAGCTGACTTGATAAGTAGGTTATCATATACACCCTTTATACCATTACAAGCCTCTTCAACTTTTCTTAGAAGTTCTTCTCCTGCTGTTCCTGCATAGGATGCTACTATAATATCCACCGTTCCTTGTCCTCTTGGGTGCATATCATCTACTAATACATAAAGTACCCCCTCTACACTTTCAGCCACATTTTTGTATTTAAGAGCTATAGGCATTGTACTAAGCTCTGCCCAGCTATTAAGCGTGCGTTCTCTAAACGCTTCATCATCTTCAGTATCCGCACCTTCAGCAGTAAGCCATCCCTCATCATTATTAATGTCTGTTATCCCTTCAACGTGAACAACTGCCTTTTTAATGCTATTGATTGGAACATTGTATTCACTGCCTTCTAGCTCAGATTCTATAGGTATATAACCTATGAGTTCTCCCTTTGGAACAATAACTTTTTCTGTTGAGAAAAATCGGTACTCATTTCCTGCAAGACTTGACAGAGTCTTAAATATGTAGCCTTTTGGAATAATTAAGTTTTCTTCTGCATCAACTCTTTTAACTGTAAGCTTACCTTGTGCTTTAGTTGCATTCTTGCGTACTTTTGAATAATCGTTAGCTTTAACATTCAGCCATCCTTTGTATGAACTAAATACAAACATTCCTGAATAAACAATTCTTAATAGCTTTAGAATATCAATTCTTATTTGACAAAATATCATAAGTATTGTTCCAAATACGCTACCATTTGCAAAGTTAGTAATGTTAAATCCTTTCTCTTCAAGCTCACTTACTATTTGTTCCCTTTGTTCTTCCAGTGTAGGTATTGGTATAAGTTCCTCTAATAGCTTCTCATCCACCTCACCTCACCTCAACTTTCACTCTATCTAGTATGATTTCCAAATTTACGCCCTGATCCAACGCTGTAAATTTTATATGGATAACTATGATGTCATTTCCTTCAGACAGTTTTACTTCAATGCTGTCCTGGTCAATCTCTTCTTGGTTTGATAACTTTTCTTTAACCCTTTGGTATATTTCAAGTTCAAGCATTTCATCTATATTTCTATGAATAAAGTCTTGAAGTCCCCAGCCATATTCTTGGTCATACCATAAGTCACCTTCCATCGTCAGAGATTCTATCTTAATTGCTTGAAGTAGAGCATCAAGCTCTGTGACTATTATGCAATCGCCATTTTTAATAATAATGCCTTTTCCCACTTCATAACCTATGTCATCATTTAGCATCCTTCCCACTTCCTTATCACAATTGGCATTTCAAGTTTACCGTAAAGAAATGTAATAATAACAATGTCTCCAGTCGCATATGATGTAGTAGTTTTAATGTCTGGTATCTCAGCAAAGTTATTATCAACATTTTCAAATTCATTTAGTATCTTAAGATTGATAATCTCTCCACCTTTTGTTACCTTAGCAAGTACTGTCTGTGGAACAGCAGCGTGAGAATATTGGTGTTGCATTGCACTTTTAATCTGTTTTTGAATAATCTTCTCTAACATTTCTCTTACTCCTTGAATATCAATTTTGTTCTGATAAAGCCATTTTCATTTATGTTTATTTTGATTTTATCTACAATAAAATCTCCTGAAACACTTGGATGCTGCACATTTACTTTACTGAGTACTTTTATAAAGGGGACTGCAATAGTGGATAATTCCCATGTCTTAGGACTGATACATTCTAAGTTGATAATATTTTCAGCATAGATGAAGTTATAAACCTTATCTTGCTTAGTTGTTACATTCCATTCAAACTTTTTACACTTAAAAATACCTATAGATGGAGTGATATTAAAAGCCTTGTCTACTATCTTTAAAGCTTCTATACCGCTTACTTTTGATATATTAAGCAGTTTCTTAATAGAGTAGGCTTCTTTAGATAGCTCGTACTCCGTAACTCCTGCCTTTTCTAAGATGAACGTAACAACCTCCTGCGGTATGCTACTCACAAAACTATTAGTGATTAGCACTCTTGCGAGCTTTAGCATTTCATTTTTAATAGTGACAGTGCTACCTTGCATGTCTGTAACATAGCCTGTGAACACCTCTTCAAGTCCTCCATCATATCCAATACTTAAACTAAATTCATCATCTTTTTTTATGCCTATTGCTGTAAACAAGTTAATAGTAAAGTTTATCTGTGCCCAATCAAATGAAGTGTTTTTATCAAACAGTATTTCTAGCTGTATTGCTTCTGTAATAATGTTATTACCTATCTTGGCTTGATACTCTGGATAAAAGAAATTGTACATTATAATCTCACTGCCTTTGCTGGTGGTATATCTTTTGCTGGAGTAGATGCTGTTTTATCAGCTATCCTTGGTGCTTTTCCTCTATTATTGCTTAAGTAGTTTTGATAGTCTCCGCTCGTTGAGCTGTTACCTGTGGCTTTCGTTTTACTTGTGGTTTTACTCGTCTTACTATTTGATTTAGTAGCACTTACATTAACAGAAACATATTCCCAAAACGTCAAGTTTACTGTGATTGCATCTTTTGAACTAGTCTCTCTAGTCGATAAATCCTTAAATATAACTTTGTTAATTCCTCTTTTAATTGCATGCTGATTAACCATTTCATAGACTTTAGGTTTTGCTTGTCCCTTTGTCCTGAAGATACGCTGAATCATTTCCAGCTTTTGCAGTGCAGTCTTTTTCGCATCATCCATAAGTATTATTTCAATGTTAATCTTAGAATCTTCATACCCTGTTGCTTGCTTAGGCTTTTTACCCTTACCTTGTACTTCAAGTTCTTCAACCATTGCACTTGAAGCTACTTCCAAACTTTTAAAAAGTCCAGGAAGGAGAACTCCTCCTATCCTAACAAATTGATCATCTGTAAATATCATGGTTTCTCCCTCCTTATCATGCTGTTACTAAGTCTTCATCATCTGGATCGCCCTGTTTTTCTAAGTCTTTAAGGTTTTCAATAAGCTTTTTAATAAATTTCATATCCTCAAGATCTTTAATGTCAAATTGTAAAGTTATATTACCTATCTTAATAGATGTTCCAGAATTACTTTTAGGAGTGTTTCCCTCTGTTGTTTGAGTCTGCCTCAATGTTTCTTTTAGATTTAAACTTTTTGGCCTATCACCTTTTATACTATCAATACTTAAGTTGGTATCGACTTCCTGAAAAGCCTCATCTGCTATAGAGCTGGGCACACTCATTGTCTTTTGCATGCCTTCACCTATTGTCGTAAATACTCTAGACCCTGAAAGTGTAAGACTTGATAATGGCCCTTCTTTGGCATCTGAGAAAGGCAGAAGTTGCCTTACCTTTTCAAGCCCTTCTTTTACTATTTCAACTGGCTTATCAATCATACTTTTAATGCCATCTACAAAAGTGCTTATAACTTTCTTGCCTGATTGCGTCATGTTAGGTATCCAACCTGTTATAAAGTTATTAAAACCATCTTTAATTCCTGACCACAGATTAGTAAAAAATGATTTAATACCTTCCCAATTTTTCATAATGAGCATTGGAATTCCTATAAATGGTACAAAGGCTGCTATGAGTAAAAGAATACTATTAGGCATACCCATTACTTTTTCTTTTATCCAATTAAACCCATTAAGTACTAATTGAATTGCTCCATTCCACACACCTTTGAGCCATGCTACTACCGTATCCCAATTTCTCCAAAGCAGTATGATAGCTGCTATAAGAGCTACTATTCCTACCACTATCCATGTAACTGGATTAGCAAGTAACGCTGCTGTCCATGCCCATGTTGAAGCAATAAGTCCTGGCATTGCTGTTACTGCTGTTGTGAT